TCACTGCCATACTGCCATAACGGCATTGAAGTATTCGTCAGAGAGAACCTTTCTCAACTGTTCTCTGCCGGATTCGTCGTTCATGTATGCATTGCGGATGTTTCCGCCGACCTGCATTTCTTCACCGTTAAAGGTCAAAAACTGCTGTCTGAGTACCGACACGCTGTCCTTCGTGAGCATATCGAGTGTGATTTTTTCTTTAAGTTCCATTTTTCATACCTCCGTTATTTTTATATTTTGTAAATCAAAGAAAAGTTTACCTGCTCATCAGCTACGAAATTATAAGCCTGTTTATTGAGCGGAGTAAACTGCAACCAAGCCGATTTATTTACACTTCCTCTGAACATTCCGCCGTTTTTGCTTATGCCGATATCATGAACAATCACATCCGATTTGTTTGAGAAAGGCATATTGAGCAAAGCTATTGTAGATGTTCCGCCTAAAGATGTTGCGTTCATAATGACGGTGACATTTACAATAACGATATCGCCAATTTTTTCATAAAGGCAAGTTGCAGATTTTATTTTATCAATCTGAGTAGAGTACGGGGTAAGAGTAGCTGTGCCGAGTTCGATATTTGACGAATCGTATTTTGAGCCGATGCTCATATCCATACGGACCAATCTTTCGTTAAGGGTCTTGTTGTCGGCTGCTTTATTTAACAGATATTCGAGTCTTGTATTTCCGTAGCACCACGCAGAGCAAAGAACATAATTATTGTTGAACTGTACAACTGTATCGTATGGAATTTCATCCCAATTTACTGTCATCGTAATAGTTTTAGCTGAATTGGCGTAGGTGGCATACCCCGTTATGTCAGAATTAACAGTGGCATATAGTTTCGCAGTCGATAATGCACCGTTTTCAACTAAATAAAGAACGATAGCGTTTTTTGTGGATGTTCGCTTGACATAGCCTATAGCAATAGTGCTGCCGTCTGTAACACGGATGTCTTTAATTGCATGCATCCACTCGTATGGGTACGAGTCAAAAACAAAGAACCCATTTTGCAATAAATTATTTTTTAACTCATTGAAACTATCATTTGCAGTTTTGTCGCCGAGGAACTCGTCAATTTCTTCCGATGAGTAAAGTTCATTTGCTTTATAATAATAAGCGTCAAGATATTCAATGCTTGGATAATTAACTCTGCTGTCTGTGATGTCCGTTTTGGAACTCACTTTGTTCGAATCATCCTCTTTCCCTTTAAGAGCATTGGCTACATCTGTTGCATTAGCCTTGCCTGCAAGAGATGTTTCCGCCGTCTGCATTCGTGCCGACAACTGACTGACAGTGCTCTTCTCAGCTTTGTTGGTTACGGCAGAATCAATCCCGTTAAGCCTTGCGTTGAGGTTATCATAATCACCCCGCGCCGTGGCAACCTCTCTACAGATTTCAGCGGTCGTGCCAGCGCTGTCTTTATTGATCATGCTCTTGTCAAGAAGACTTGGAGTCACTTTAACTTTTAAAGCAAGCGGTGTATTCAGCACCTGCGTTTCGCCGTTTGCAATCTTAATTTCGATTGCTAAAAAGCCCGACATAGACTTGAAATTTTCGAGCGGAACAGTAATAACATCTGCCGTGCTGTTCAGTGTGCAAGCGACTGAATCTGAGATTAAATATCCGTCAGTTGCAAAGGTTGCAGTTACTGTGCAATCTGCAAAGGTCAATTTTTCACCGCTTGCCGTTAATGTTACATCAAGATAGCGAACCGCTTTGTCATTTATATTTGCAATTGCAACAACATTTGGTGCGTTGCGGTCATTTACATCAATTGTAATTGATTTATGTTTCATACTAATTGCCATTATCTTCTAAACCTCCTTTGGATTTTCAGCAAATCAGACATTGACATACTTAAGTCGCCGATTGTAATTTCCTTGTATTTCTGAGATATGCTATCGTAAACCGTTTTTGAAATTCTTCGGTTCAAATTCGTGCCGTCCGGCATTACAACCGTCACTTCATCATAAAGTTTGATTGCATTCATTTTTGTAAGCTCGTTTTCAAAAGTTACTTTTATGCTCAGCGATTCCGCTGTTTGTTCAGTCGAATAATTGTAGTCAGCAACCGCATTTCGCAAGGCATCTCTGACTTCTTCGTAGTTTTCGCCTGTGCTCTTATTTAAAGTGAATTTTTTGATTTTGCTTGTGCAATCATACAAATATGTGTTTTTTATGCTCCGTTTTAGTCCTGTTTCATATGGTTCAGGGCTTGACACGACAACTTCTTTATTGTCCGTAGTGTTGCATCGTGCATAGGGCATAACATTTGTATAGTAGTTGCCGATTTCGGCAGTCTGCTTATAATCTGACACATTAGCGCCGAAAGCTATACGATAGCCGCTTTTCGCACCTGCTGTACTGATTTTTTCAAAGTGAATATCAAAATTGTTAAAATACAAAACACCGCCAAACTGATTTATCAACCCTTCGTCATCGTCTTTGAAAATGTCCTCAAACTTTACTGCCTGTGAATAGCCTAAGGAGATTCTTTTTTTGGCTGTGATTGATGAGCTAAAACTAAACCACTTATATGGGGCTTCCGTAAACCACATATGCAGAGGTTCTCCTACTGTGCTGTAGTCTCGCATAAAGTGGTCAATGAGTTCTTTCGGCGTGCCATACATCGATCCGTCCATTGCACGAGGAATTGTTCCGTTCTGAAAGAACATTCTTGACACATGTTCGCCCGATACGGTCAAATCACCGTTTTTATCGACCTCTATTTTTGTGACATAAAAATACTGTGGCTCGGATACATTATTTACTTTTGCTTTAATATATGAGGCTATTTTTATTTTTGACGCGAGCTTATCTGTGCTTTTTATTTTCGCACTAAAGCTGTATGTGCCATTTTGTTCCATTGTCACCAAGAACTCGGTGCATTCAGTCAAAAAACCGAAACCGTTAGATTCAAACAATGGTGTTGAATTTTTGTAAAAGTCAGCAATGTTGTACAAGATAGGGTACATTACAATCTCCTCCAATTAGGCTTAATTTCAATATCGGTAAACGCATTTGCGTTTTTTCCTGAGAGTTTTATTTTATTCCAACCGGGCAAAAGCTTTGGAAACTCTGTACAACTTATGCAATTGTTCGCCAATCTCGTGCCGTTATCAAAAGAAGCGGACTGCTGTTCGGAATCAAGTTCAATATAATCCTTATCCGATGATGTTTTAACTGTTAAAGTTTGACCGTCATTAACCGTCAGCGTCAACGGATTAACTTTTGCGCCTTTGTTGATGATTCTAATAAAAGGCTCGGCTGTGTAATTTTCGGGGTTGTAAATTTTGATTTCCGCCGTTTGTGTTGAGGTCAATTTGGGTCGGATAATCTCCTGACCTAAATCACTGTACCAATACGGCCCTCGGCTGAAATTTATTGTTGTTGACAAGCAAAGGGGGGCAACCTCTTCTATTGGCTCAATTCCAGTACAAATCGCTTTTGTAAAATAACCGGGGTTATATGAATCCCTAAAGATTTTATAATCGCCGTCCCAAACGGTAAGCCACTCAGTAAACGCTCTTACAAGTTCTGCATTGCTTTCGTTCGGTACAATGTACGGATAACTGCTGACCTCGAACTGCATTTCAACATTATCGAAAACACCATTGTCGGAAATTACTCCGCCGTTTTTGCCGTAGACAGAAGTAAAATCAAAATTACGCTTTGCGATTTGATATTTGGGAGGTGTAGCTATAAAAAAGCCTAATGTTCGCAAATCAATGCCATTGTAAACAAAACTGTGTCTCATTTTTAGCCTCCCAACTTTGATGCTTCGCCGTCAAGGGTTTCAACAATTGCCGCTGAAACACGGCGGTTAAAATCATCAATATCCATGTCATTATTAATTACCACATCCCCAGCAAACTTAATTTCAATCGTAGGTGAATTTGTGACAGTTTTTGACATTTGACCGTTTACCGTCGCATTTTGGCTTTGTGCGCGAATGCTTGCAAATTTGCCGTTAATTGCTCCAATCGGATCCCCCTCAACCGCTGACAGGGCTCTCGAAGTTAAAGACCTTACTGTTTTTTGCGTTTCGGCAATTTCATCCTCGATACCAAAGCGGTAACCTTCACCGAAATATCTGCCTAACTTTCGGGTTTTTCGGCTCGGTGAATGTGAATCTTGAGTCTTCTTAAGAGTGCTAAGACTTAATCCTGCAAGTCCTTCCACTGACTTGAATAATTTATCAGAGAGGCTTCCGGCACCGTCCATATAGCCTTGAACTAAGTTTTTGCCTTCTTCGTAGAATTTGTCATAAACTCCCGAAAAATTATCAAAGATTCTATTGACAAGCGACTTGCACGAATCATCAACTTTTTTGTTGGCATCTTTATCTCCTATACCTTTGCTGGTGCTCTCAGTGCCGTTCTTACCGGCTTTTTCTCCGTTGGGTTCGAGTTTGTTAAGCTCAACGGTTGCCTTATCTACAAGCTCTTTCGCATTATCAACCATTTTTTGAGTGACGCCCGGCTGATTTTCATCCATTGCAGTTTTTAAAAGTTCGTAGTTTGCGGTAAGGTTTGTGAGCTGATTCTCAAGGCTTGCTTTTGAACCTGTTTCAGCATCAATAAAACCGTCTTTTATTTTCTTTTGCTGTTCGTTAATTTCGTCAGCTTTGCCCGTAGCTATTGCTGCAACAGTACCGTACATATCGTTGTACTTAGTAAGCTCAAGCTCAGCTCTTTCTTGCAATTCTTCGGCTTCTTCAACTTGGTCTTTTGTGACACCTTCAACACCGTCTTTATATGCCGTCCTTAAGTTCTCAGCATTTGTCTTAAAATCATTGACCTGCTGTTCGAGAGCATCTTTAGTGCCTGTTGTGTATGTAACAATGTTGTTAGATAAATCTGACATTGCGGCTTTAATTTCTTTTGTATTGCCTTTAGCGTTTGCCGCTGTGAGATTTTCATAATTTTGGATTGTGGTGTTATAATCAACTACTTTTTTCTGATATTCCTTATACTTGCCATCTGCTTTGTCAAACTCTATTTGTTTAGCCTTTAAATTGTTTTTGGCTTCATTTTGTGCCTCGCTGTAAGCTCTTCCGACGGATTTTGATAAATCTTCAAAATGTTTATACATATTTTCGCCGTTTTGAAAATCTTTGAGTATTTCTTGGTAATACTGCTGAGATATTTTGCCGTTTTCAAATCCCCAGCCTGCATACTTCAAAGCCATTTGACTTGGTGAAAGCCCAGTGACACTCATTTGTGTAACTTTCGCCTTAGCTAAATCTACATCTTTTTGTGCGCTTTTTTTTGCTACATAACCATTTGTAGCATCATTTTTTGCGCTTTTTAAGCCTGATACAGCAGTTTGATAGGGCTCTTCAAGTGCCGACAACATTGCAAGCGCTTTTTTTGATTCAAGCGCTTTATCCATAGAGCCTTTAAGGTCTTTATAGGACTGAATAACATTACCGTTCCAAGTGATTTCATCGTTTGTAACTCGGCTCAGCTCATTTGTGATAAATTTTGCCCTGTCTTCATAGCCTTTTTTGACTTTACCGTTTTGGTCTACAATGCCTTGCAATTCGCCCCACAAATTGTCATAATATTGAAATTCGCTTTCAACCTCAGCCGCTGCATCTTTTTTGCTCTGAACATATTCATCATTGGCATCTTTCAGCTCTTTGATTTCTTCTTTTGCTTTTTCCTGAGCTTCGTTAAGTTCTTCTTGGGATTGTTTTGCACTGTCGTTAGCCTCTGAAAATGCCCAAATTTCGCCTATAGCACCAACAACTAAACCTGCAACTAATCCCCACAAATTTGCTTTTTGAGCAGTGTTAAGTCCCTCTTGTGAGATTTTAGCGGCATCTGTTGCCGCTCTCAAAGACTTGTAAGCTCCCCACAGATTTTTGATTTCTGTAACTATTTTAGTGGCCTTTTTACCCGACCAAATAGCAGTAGTTAAAACACCAATCTGTTTTAGCGTTGGAATAATATCATCTGTATGCTTGCTCGCAAATTTACAAAGTTTTTTCACCTCGGGGAATAATGATTTGCCGATAGGATTAATGACATCAGTTTGCACAGTCCTGCCGAGGCTCGCCCAATCGGCTTCGACATCATCATATTTGATGTCTTTAATCTTTTTCATGGTATTTTTGGTCTTGTCGGCAGAGCCATTAACTTTCATTAAGGCTTTTACGCCGTCAATTCCCAAATCCTCCCACATCGTACCGAAGAGGTCAACGCCTGCCTGATTCTGTTTCACCTTATCGTCCATCTCAAAAAGAGCCTTTAAGACTTCTGATGTTGCGGATTTTGCGCTATCTCCGCCTTTTGCAAATCTTGCCTGCAAATCCTCAATACTACCTTTTGTGCCTTTGCCTGCTGATTCGAGATTTGCAAGATTTTCTTTAGCAGTTTTTAGCGCCTTTGAATATTGTTCAATTTTATCGGCATTCTTTTGCTTTGTTAATTCGCTTGTCGAATTGTTAAAGCCTTTTTGCTCCTCTTTTGCATAGTAAAGATTTTTTTCGAGCTTTGCGACTTCATCTTTGGCTTTTTGAATGTCCTCAGCTGAGGCTTTTGCGCCGTAGCCAAGAAGAGTAAATCCCTCCTGCGTACTCGAGTTTGTATCTTTAGAACGGATTCCAAACTCTTTCATGGCATCGCCAAGCTTGTCGATACTGAAAGTACCTGCTTTAGAGCCATTTTCAAGCGAATTAAAAAATTCATTTGCATCATAGCCGAGTTGCTTATAATGTACGGAGTATTCATTGATTGTATCGAGCAAATCGCCGTTTTTGTTAAGGCCTTTTTGACTGCCCTGAGCAATAAGGTTAAACGCTTCATCGCCCGTTACGCCAAACTGCTCCATAAGCATGTTGACCGCTCTCAATGTTTCGACAAAATCATAATCGTATGTATCTCTCAATGTAAAGAGATTTTCGGTCATATCTTTAAGCTTACTTGGATTGGTTTCGTTCGTTGTCTGCTTAATTAAAGCAAGGACATTTGCAACTTCTTCCTGAGATTCGCCGAAATTTCCTGTGTAAACATCTTCAAGGACATTTTTGTACTTTGCCATCTCCTCGGCGGTCAAGCCTGCTTGTGCCTGCAAAGAGTTTAGCGCCTTTTGTTCGCCGTTTGCGCTTACAATTGCGCCTGTAACAGCTCCGCCAATTGCCGTTGCTGTAGCAGTAGCTTCTTTTAAGGTATCACCAACAGCGGATCTAAGTTCATCGGCTGATGATTTAACACCGTCCATTTCCTTTTTGATTTTTGACAAATCGGTGTTGTTGGACTTCGTTTCAAGCCCCTTAAAACTATCGCCTGCTTTATCAACGCTTGTTTCAGTTTTTAACATTTCAGTCCGTGCTGATTCAAGGTTTATCTCGTTTGCCTTTTCTTCGGTTTCTGCAAGCTGTTTAGTGAAAGTTTCAAGTTTGCTTTTCGCTTTTTCAACTTCACGCTGATAAGCTCTGTACTGTTCGGTTGAGATTTCGCCGTTTTTTGCCTGTTCTTCAACCTGATCCTGTACATCAAGCAATTGACTAAGAGCAGACTGACTCTTATCAATCTGCTCTTTCAATACTTCTTGTTTTTGAGCGAGCAGAACGGTGTTTTCAGGGTCAAATTTTAACTGCTTATTAATCGCAGTCAGTTCTCTCTGCAAGCTCGCCGATGAGGACTGTACAGCTTTTAAGGACTTCTGTAAGTCCATTGTGTCACCGGCAATTTTGACGGTAATACCCTTAATTGTAGATGCCATATCTATCCTCCAACTTCTTGTATCTGTTCATAAACTCGCTGTACTGCTCTTCCGAGATTTCCTTGTTTTCAAATCTTTCTGTAACGAAAGGCAACACAGATTTCATTTTCAGATATTTTTCTTCATTTTCGTGGATGTTCTTATTGTTTCGTAATGCGAAATAGGTTTCGACATAATCTAAGACAAAACCTATTGTAAATTTCTGTAGATCAGCGACAGTCAGACCGCACCTGACGGCATAGGATAAGACTTCCTTTGCCGTCAGGAAAGTTTTAAATCCGTTTAAGTTGCTGTCGCTGTCGCTGTCACTTTTGGGCTGTCGCTTTTAAGGCTGTCAACAATGAGATTGATGATTGTGTCTGTCGCCGAAATAGCGTCCTTAATGCTGATTTCTTTCGCCCAAGTCTTAAAGTTGGGAATTGTATCGTCTGCCGTCTTTGCCGCTGCCCACAAAAGCTTTACGGCAGAACCAAATTTAACATCATTGAGGTTCTTAACGAGAATACGGTCGGCATCACGCAGAAAGCTGTGACCTTTGAATGTGTCCTCGTAGATGAGCATTGTATATGCTGTAACCTCAACCTCAACGTTTGTATTGTTAATAACAACTGTGTCTTTCATGTTTTAACCTACCTTTGAAATTATTCCGTTGCGGAATTTGCCTTAACGGTCGGAACTACAACACTTTCGGGCAGAGTGTCCGCATATGATGTGTAGCGCACAAAGTCATTGTCAGGGCGTGGTTTTGCTGTGACTGTAAAGGTCGGGAACTGTGGATCGAAATTGCCTTCTGATGTCTTGTCGTTCCGGCTTGCCCTTGCAGCTACGCAGTCAAAATATGTGTCAATCTCGTAGAGCTTATCACCTTTGTATGTTTCCTTGGCAGCGAGGAGGGCAAATCTTGGCATTACCTTAATGCCGCCCTTTTCGATGATACCGCCTTCAGTTGCTTCATCATTGCCGAACCAATCTTTTTCGATGTCGTCAACTGCTGAAATAAGCTCAAGACTGATTGTGTAGCCGCCGTTCGCACTTGCTACGATGATAGGCAAACCGTCAGCATAGATCGTGTTTGAATCGCCAATAGGCTCTGCACCGATACTTCTGCCGCCTGCTCTATCAGACTTAAACCACACGGGCTTACCATATGTGATTTCGCCTGTGGTACTTTCTGTAAGTACGGCATAACCAACTTTTCTAATAGTTTTGTTCATTAATAAGCACTCCTTATGTTTTTAAATTCTTTTTATACCGCTCAAATCACCGCCGCCCATAGCTTCCGATGATTTAATGAGCTTTTTTATTCCGGCTTCAAATTCGCCGTGAATTTTCTCTGTAGCCGGAGCAATATGCACCTTCGGTTGTACCGTTCCGCCTTTTTGGCCCCTCTTTTTACGAGTTTTTTCGAGGAGGTGTGTAAGCCGGTACTCAGGTTTAGCGGCATAAACCGTTTTTTCATAAAACCTAAATGTTTCGTTTGTGATTTTAACTCTAAACGATTTGCGATATTTTTTTCTTCTGCCTACAGGTGCATTCTTTTTGATTTCGTTTTTAAGTTCTTCGGCTTTTTCATCAACCAACAAACGCACGCCCATTTGGATGTCAGCTGAATAGGTTGACAGTTCTTTCGACAGGGCATCTCCGAGACGGTCGATACCAACTTTTTTGTAATTACTCATCGAAAATCACGCCCAAAGTGTAATAACTTATACAAAGTTTATTCGTTGTGTTCCACGCTCGGTTCGGTTTTTTCCAACCTAAACCGTTTTCAGACATCCATTTTTCAAACTTTGTTTCACTTGTATGGTCATCTTTCGCTGTGTAGAGTTCTATGATGATTTTTGCAGTTTTCCAAAGCAATTTTCCGTCCGCGTAAATGCCTGTTTCCTCATCTTTAAAGTAAACGAGGTAGGGAGCAGGGGTTGATTTGTTGTAATCTGCCTCTACATATTTAAAGCCACAGCCTTTGATAAGTTCAACAAATTCGTCGAAATCCTTAAAAAACATCTTCGTCACCCTCAAATAAACCTCTTTGCGATAAACTTAAAATTGAACAAGAGGGATTTTTGCTTTTATCGTGCTGAATTTGTTCAATCTTGAACCTTGTGCCGTCAATGATGACCGCCATATCCGTTCGCAAGTTTTCGTCCTTGTGGATATGTATGACTTTTGACAATTCAATGTCATTTTGTTTCGCACCATAAAAACGAGTTACTCCGATTTTTTCATTGCCAAAACGATACTTTTTCAAGCTATCGGCAATAATATCGTCGTTTTCGTCCGTTTCGTAGATTTTTGCAAGTCCGTCATTAAATGTCAAAAAATCAATGTTATTCTTCAGTATCATACATTCGCACCTCGTATTCCTGCCTTAATTTCAAAATTTCGCTTTCAAAATTATGGTCGAACATTTCAACAGCGTTCGAGTAAGCATAACGGCAGTAATCAAACAGCAAACTTCTTGCTCTTGTTGGTCGTTCAAAATCCTCATCAGTAAGCAGGGGGTTGTACTCACAGAGGTGCTGTTTTCCATTGGCTATAATCAGTTCAATTTTTGACTTTGTGCCTTCATCTGTTTCGATGTGCTCACGGTCAAAATCGAGCATATTAACTACATCATTTATGATTCCCATTGTTCAACACCTCCGTGATAAATTAAACTGTTGTTGCCTGATTGAGAGTTACCTTAATTTCAGCAGGATTGAGCGCTGAAATGTCAAGCTTAATAAAATCATTCGTATGAAGCGAAAAGCCTGTCGCATACGCTTTAATAAGATAAACTCTGTTGTCTTCAAGGAACTGGTACTGGTCGGAATATTCGAGCTTTCCTTCCTTGCCTGTTGAAAGGCAGGCTTTATATCTTGAAAGCTGACCGATAACAGCAGTCCCTTCTGTAACCATTTCTGACGGATAAACATTCGTCGGGAAGGGGAAGAGGTTGTTTTTGTACGAGCCGTCGGTTGCAAGCACCGTAGTCGCAGGAATAATCTTTGTGAGATAGTCCACAGGATTAACGATGAGGTCAACCGATGTGATGTTATTTGTCTTACCACCCTTACCTTTTGCAAGCTTGGCAACAACATCCATATATGACTTAATGTCAAGGCTTGTGAGCTTTGTTGCTGTTTTTTCAGTGTACGCACCTACCTTTACAGCGCCCTCGGGGTCTTTAAGCATACCGATAGGCTTTCCGTTGCCGTCACCATTGATAAAACCGTCCTCAAGGGCATATGCAAGAGCGTCTGCAAGGATTCTGCGGACATATGCGTCGATATATACAGCGCCGAGGTCAAGTATATCTTTTGGGACAGGTACAAACGCACTTACCTTTGTTGCCGAGAAATCCTTTTCCTGGATTGTGCCGGCAAGCTCCTGCGTGATTTTGGAGTTCAGTGCGCCCCAGGCGGCAAGCTGTTTTGTGTCCGTGGCAAAGATTGCCTTAACAGAGCCGTATGTGTTTTCAATGCCGATTGCATCAAGCAGAGGATGATTGTTTGTAATATTCTCAAGCACGGAATCAAGAATCGTCTGGGGAATTGTAACATCAAGACCTGTAAGAGCCTGCTTAACATCGTTTGACTTTGCCGATTTTACAAAGTTTTCGTAGAATTTCTGTTCAGCTGTCGTGAGCTGTCTGAAACCTCTGTTTGAGAGGATTGCATTATCTGCGGTTTCGCCGATTTCCTGAGCAACGGAAATAATGGACTGCTGAATGCTTTCCGCATACTCATTGAGAGCATTTGTCATCTTTGTTTCGTCTTTTGATTCAAAAGCGTCTTTAAAATTCTGTGCAAACTGTGCTTTTGCGTTTGCAAGTAAATCAAGATTTTTCATTTTTTCATCTTCCTTTACAAATAATTTTTGGTTTTAAAAAGTTCTTCAAAAAATTCAAAGCTGTCCTTTTCTTTCGGTTCAGCCTGTGGTTTGGGCGGTGTCTGCGGTTCAGGCTTTGTACCAAGCATTTTTGCAAGCTCTGCCGCTGCCTGTTTTGCTTTTGGATTCTTCTTTTGCTGTGCATCTTCAACAATCTCTTTTGATTCGGTTAAGTCAACCGGATCAAGGATTTCGTCACACAAGCCGATATTGAAGGCTTCCTCTGCCGTCAAAAATGTTTCAGCATCAAGAAGCGGCTCGAGGGTTTCTCTCGTGAGCTTATCGCCTGCATGCACAAGGTAAGAGTTTGTACTTGCTTCACTAATTTTGTCAAGCTGGGTTGCAAAATCTCTGTGCTCCTTCGCATTGCCGTAACAACCGCCGACTGCATGATGAATCATCATTGTTGTGTTTGACGGCATTACAATCTTGTCAGCCGCCATTGCGACAACAGAGGCGATTGAGCAAGCCATACCGTCAATGTATGCAGTGACCGGCACACTCTGCCGTTTGAGCAGGTTGTAAATAGTTACACCTTCATCAACAAATCCGCCCACGGAATTGATGTAGATTTCAATGCTTTCAATTTCGCCTGCTTTTTCAATCGCTTTGCGAATATATTCGGCGCTCGTGGTTGAGCCGTAATAATATCCCCAGCAATCCAGATAGCCCGGCTCAATTTCGCCGTAAAGATAAATTTGCAAAACATTCTGATTTTCTGCAATCTGTTTGATGTTGTAATTTCTACTTTTCATTTATTTATTCACCACCCTTCAAAGCATTTGCTATTGTTTGGTAATTTTTAGTAATGTAATATGTATGTGCCCAAGCCTCAGAGCAAGGGAGCATATTGCAATATTTTTGAGCCTGCGCAGGTGTCAGCACACCGCTGGCAATTGACTTATCAAGATTATTTGCCTGACTGATTGCGTCAATATGTCTGACTGTCGTTGTGTCAATCAGTAGATAATTACCGTTGCTAAATTCGGTAGCGCCGAATCTCTTCTTGGTGATTTCCTGTTCAAACATATTTGCGATTGGATCAATCGCATTTCCGATAGCACAATCCAGCGCATCAGATAGTTGCGAAGCTTCCCCACTCAAAATTGCCGGCGGAATGTGCAAAGCGTTTCCGACCACCGTGTAAGCCTCAGTTCTCAATTTTTGAATATCGTTTATTTCGCTGTTTGTGGTTTTTCCCGCGTCTGTTGACGGCTCGGAGTATTTCATCCCCTTAAAAATCGGCATAACGGCATTTTTGTTCGAGTAAAAAGCTTTAAACTGTTTAGCTAAAACTTTGTTATAAGTTTCGGTAAAATTTTCGTCGCCAAATCTATAATTTTCAAGTTCCAAAATGCCTTTTTGTCCGACAGCCTTGTTGTACCTTTCCTGAGCCGATAACATTAACTGCTCATAAGTGTTGCACATGTCGGCTAACAATCCCCTCAGAGCGAAATTATTATATTGAAGATAAATTACTTCACTTTCAAAAAAAGTTCGCTGATATGTAAAATTTCGGCAAGTAATACCGCTGAAAGAATCATCAATCAATGCGTGTTCTGTTCTTGAAAAACTGTCTGCAATTAATAGCTGGTTGTCGGCAGTTTCGATAATTAACAATTCATTGTCAAAAATCAACTTTGCAACAGCCTGCGTAAAAAATTCGATTTTTGTTTGATGTTTATTCGGCGAATAGTTCCAGAGATAATATTCAGCTTTGCGACTTTCTCGGTTATTGTTTACTGTCACAAATTCGCACTTTGCCAAACTTCGAGCAATAAAATCAATTGCGGTAAATAAGGCGAGTTCCGTCAGGTGGAATCTCTGTTCATCGACTGTCGAGCCGTCCTCATTAAATTCCGCTGCAACGGCATCTTTTCTAAAAAGATTTTTCACCCAGTTTATTACTTTCATTTTTTCACCTGCCTTTAAAATACAATTGCGTTAAAGCAATTTTTGAGTTCATCAACCGTCATCGGCTGATTTTGTTTCAGCAAATCAAGCTGTGTATATGCGGAAACAAACGCCATAAATCCGTCTGTTTTTCGTGATTTCGGTTCGATTTTGCCATATATGATATTGCCGTTTTTATCCTCAACGGCAGAAGTGTTGTTTGTGTACCAACGCATAAGAGGCGAATCACCCCAAACAATACGATGATTAGCGAAATCCGAAGCAATCAGAGGAGCTACAAGCATTTTATCTGACGGCCTTACAAGTTTTAGATTATTTCGTCCTTTGCGGTCGCATTCAAAACCCAACTGCATTAACGGCTCTTTTAAAAGCGTGTAACGATAGTTATCCAAAGCTCCGCCGATAATGTTGTAATGGTCTTTCTGCGCTCTCAACCAGTCAGCGACAATTTCAGGCGGAATTTCCGCTCCGTCCACTCTTTTCAAGTCGGGTTGCTGAGCATACGGAAATTTAATTCGTCCAAGATCCGCTGATTGTGAACAATACCAAGAAAATGGTTTCCATACAATTTCACCGTCAATTAAAAACATTAAACCTATTCCCAAAAAGTCGGTCGTTTTCGTATAGTCAATGCCAAATATGCACGGCTTGCCTTCAAGGTCGGGGAGAGGTCTGTTTGTCGCTTTGATATTGTCCCATGAGGTTACAGGATTCGCTTCTGTTCCCTGTGGACGGTTCATTCTCTTCGTCATGAATGAAGAGTTATTATTCGGATCAATTTTCCAATTTTCATATTCCTTCCGAAGTTCTCGGAGTAAGTTTGGGAAATATTGCAAGCTTGGATTTGCCTTATACCAATTTTTCTCGTCGTGAACCTCTTTGTCATCGTTCAAACGGCAAATAAAATAAAGCGTGCCATTGTCAGGCGCATCACCATTCAAGACTTCAAGCCCTCGTGCAAATTCTTGGTCAAGCGGACCGTCTCGAACATTTCCCATAGTCGTCGTGGTCGTCGTTCTTGGCATCGGCTTTTTTCCTAAGCCTGTTGTAAAAACGTCAATCAAGTTGTAGTTTTCGTAAGCGTGCTTTTCATCGAAATCAACCTTACCCGGTCTACCGCCGTCTTTCGTTTTGCTGTTCGATGTTCTGTATCTGATTGTTGAATTTGTTTTTATATTTACAATTTCGGTTTTATTCCACTTAAAATGCCGCTGCATTTTGGTTGAATTGTTTTCCAAAATTTCGTAAATGTCGTTAAAGCTTGTTTTTGCTTGTTCTTCCGAAGTCGCACAAATGTCAATGTCGTAGTTTTTTACTCCGTTTACCGGCGTTATAAGTGCAAAATCCTCAAAAGCTAAATAGCCGTTCTTACCTGAACCTCTTCCAACAATAAGTACAAGGTCAGGAAAGCGTAAGACGCAGGGAGCTGAATATGTACAATTATGCAATGCAAAACAAAATTTTTCCCATGCGAAAAGTTCATAAGAAAAATATTTCTGCAACGCCAAATACTTTTCAAGTTGTTCTTCGTCAACATAAATTTCTTCGCTTTCAAAGACATTTTCAACAAACTTTATCAGCTGAATTTGTTCGCGGCAGACACGATATTTACCGCTTTTAACAAGGGCTATGTACTCATCTATGACTTTACAGTTCGTCATCAGATTCGCTTTCAATCTTGTCAATTGACAACCCCATTTGTGAGAGAATTGCTAAGCGCTGTTTGTTGTACAGAACGGCATTTTTGACAGAAGGGTTGTCCTTGATATACTCTTTGCCTGTGGCGCTGATAGCTTTGTATGTCAAGCCATTTTTGCGGATGTCCGCCTGCATTTTACGCTCAAGTTTCGTACAAAAAATATAGCTGTCAATTAAATCTCTATAGACTTCAATGTTTGCACCTTTCAAGGTCAGTTGCTCAATTAAGCTGTCTTTGATTTCTGCAATTTTAATCTGTGCCATTTGCTTCTCCTCTCTCAAAAATTCCTCGTGTGCGTGCGCGAAGCTAAACTGTCGTGCCTTTACACCGTTATCCGTAAGCCTCAGAATTTTTCGATTTTTTACCCGGGGGTATGTCTTTTTTGACTACCACCTCTCTGAAAACTCATCTTTTAATTTTTTCGGCTCGTATTTGTGATGCTCTCTGTAGTGACAGTCCTTGCAAAGGCACTCAAGATTGTTGATATCAAGAGCAAGGTCAGGCCTTGCTTTGAGATACAGCTTGTGATGTACCGCCTCGCAAGGGCTGTACTTACCCACAGCACGACAGCGTTCGCATTCGTAATGTTCTTTCACTTTTTTGGCGTCTCTGACTTTTTTCCAATCGGCTGTTAAATAGAATCTATATGCCTTGCCCTCACGGATTTGACGAACAATCCAGTCCGTTGTTACTTTTCGTTTAATCATAATTTTGCTTCGTAAAATAATAAATAGAGCTACAATGCAATAGTCCTTTTGCATCATAACTCTATTTTAAACTATTTTGCGTCCTGAGTAAGGGACTGTTTTTCAGTCTACCAATCCAAGCAGCCAATCCGCCGATGTTGATAATGCCAGAGCTATGCGCTTAACATTGTACGCCGACGGTTGACTTGTCCCTGCTATGTAATTGTAAATGTTTGACCGGCTCACTCCGGACTTGCGTGCAAGATCAGAAGGATAAATATTCCGTTCGGTCATTGCTTGCTCAAGTCGTCGAGCAAAAGTTAAGTCAAAAGTTCTCATAAATTTATCGTCCTATCATAGCCTTGTACTTGTCGATGTGCTTCTGATAATTTCCGTTCGCCTTTGCTGTTTGAATTACTTGCCGGACTTGAGAAGGATTGCGCTCATAATCTTTCGCAATCTGTTTAACAGATTCACCGAGGAAATCATATTTGCAAAATAGGAACTCAGAAATATCGGTCAATGGTCTGAATGGTATTTTGGATTTTTTAGATGACGCTTTTTTTCTTTCTCTCTCTTTTGCTTTTTCGCTGAGGATTTCTTTCCGGCAAATCGGACAGTATTTTGTTTTAAGGCAAAGTGTAATAACTTCGACTCCGCATTTTTGGCAAGTAATTGTTATCGGTTTAGCTGTCAATCTACTTCACGCTCCTCATCAATCATACCAAGTTCCTGCGCCAACGCAACAACAGCGGTTACAATCAAACGCAAATCCTTACCTTTGATGTTACACATATTAAAGCAAACATCGCCCTCATCGTTATCAAGTTTACCAAAATCAATAACAAGTCCCTTTATGATCGTCTTGCTTTCATTGTTATCGTAATTAACGGTAATGTTTTTAATATCTTTCATTTTCTTCTACCTCACTTTCAAGCCAATGTTTTGTGCAGTCAATACAACTGCCATTGAATCGCTTTTCCATAGGGCAACCGAAATATGGAGTTCCATACGGGCAACCAAAAAAACTCATACAACTCCGAGCCATTTCGTCAATTGACATCTGTTTGATTTTTTCAAAGTTTGTCATTCTTAACTTTTCATAGCAACTGATTTTCTGGATGTGCGATACTCTGAATGCAGTATTTTTAACCACTTTATTATTTACATCAGTGCAAAAATAAAAATTAACTGGTATTGATAAATTAGGGTTGTTTTCAAAGGCTTTTTCACCCGTCTTATGTAAAGTGCCCTCAATTACAGTGTTATCCAAAAGAGTAATTGTCACACATTTGCCTAAATACCTTTCAAGTTCATTTCTTGTCATTGCTTTCACTCCTTATCCATTTTTGCACCACAATAGGGGCAGTATGGATATAACTGGCTATCCTTAGAATCTAAGAATAAATAATTATTGCATTCTGAGCAATGACATTCAGTGTACCCTAAAGCATTTACAGTCGATACCCACTTTCCGTGTTTAACTTCTTGAACATCTTCTGTTATCTGATTATCAAAGTCTTGTAATGTAACAATTTCACCGACATTTTCATCTCGTTCTTCATATCCTTTCATATTTGCGAGATGAGTGTTAATATCCTTGAGTTTTGATAAGATAGCCTCCGCTGTTGATTCTGTATTTTCCGCTGTCGGCTTTTCCTCATATTCTTGTTTTGTACAGCTTACAGCGTGATATCCGCTAAGTCCAAGTATATGACAAATGTTTTCAGGTCTTATACATCCAGAACTTTCTACATAGCTCTCTATTTCATTTGTTTCATTGTTAATCAATTTGTAATAATATTTCATTCTATATCACTCCTTATCTCAACATACTTCGACAATGAAAATATATATGCTTTTTGTAAATTTTTGCTTCGCAAGGTTTGCCGATAACTTTGGGAGGTCTTGGTAAAACTTCGTCATCTTCACAATAATATTCATCGATGGCATAAAAATCATAATATTTACCAAGGGCTGTTTCATTCATTTCCCGTGACCCTTTCTTCGTCTCCTTCAAAATTAACAACTTTTCCGTTGTCTGTGTAATCTCTGCGGTCAAATTCAAGTTTCAACTTGTCGATGACAACCCTGTCAATATGCTCCCAAAACACTTCGTCAGTGTCGGAGTGTTCAATTATTTCGGTCATAGACTTTAGTGCCTTTGCACATCTGTCACGACCAAATCCGAAATCCTTATGCAAAGCATACAGCATTGTTTTAAATACTCTGCGTGTGATGTCCTTGTTTTCTTTTTCTCGGATCTGCTCGTATGCGTTTTTGGCAATCCGTTCAGCTTCCTGTTTGAGCTGTTTCGGGATTTTAGGCGGTATTCTCGCTTTCATCGTTTGCTCTCCTTTCGTCAATCTTATCAAGTGCAGTTACAATCCACGAGCTTTTGGCTTTGGTGTCCATAAGCTCTGCCTGATAGTAAAACCGACCCGTTGTATTCCGTCTGATGATACAGCCTTTCAGAATGTATTCTGCTCCATTGTACAGCACGGTTCTTTCAAGGTTGCGTTTAACTTCCGAGATATTCACAGTTCTTCCACCTTGATGTAAATACCCGAAACCTCTGCCCAAAACTTTTCACATATCTCACTTGCAACAAGTGCGTCATCAGACCAAAATCCGAGAGCGGTCATACAGTCTTTTAGCATTTTTTGCAGATTGTCCGTGTCAGGTTTTGTTATACGATATTCGCCGTCCTGATGTTTACCACGAGGAAAGCACCACTTTGTTATCAGTCTGACACCCGACTTGTACGGGTCTGACGGTTTAAACTTTGCTAAATGTGACATGAGCTTTTCTCTTGCCTGTTTCACCTCGGGCGGATTGTAAAAAACAGGTTTGCCGTTTTTTACCATAACTTTATGTTCCTGTGCCGTTACGGTCGGCGGTATCATCGGCATAAAAAATTCAGTCTTCATTTTCTTCAAAATAATCAACTCCATACCACAACTTTAATTTCGGGTCGTAAACTATGTATCCGTTAGCTACTAACTTATCCAACACATAGTCAATCAACGCCGGTCGTTTAGAAATCCAGTCCATTACCTGATCGTTTTTGTAACTGTAACTTTTATTTGGAAGTTTTCGCCTCAAAGGTGGCATTCCCTTAGCGATTTTCAATCTTTTATCTTTTGAAGTCGATTTGCATTTTGCCATTTTTTGCCATTCCTTTCTTAACTTTAAAATTTTGCTTTTAGTCACAGGTCAGGGGAAGGAGTTGTTGTGCGTAAGCTTCGCACAACTACTTCACCCCTGTGACCTTAGGGAACGGAAATACTCCTATATATATAGAATATATATATAGGTTTTTTCTTTCCCTCGGAAAATCTCGAGAAAAAAGTCATTTTCCGTCATTTTCGGAAAGAGAATTTCTCGGGAAATTTTCCCTATTTTCCTTCACGGAAAGGGAAATTCTCGATAAAATTTTCTTTCCAAATTTGACAAAAAAGGAAAATTTATTCGACTTTTTCCTTTTCCCTCAATCCTGTTTTACCGCCGTCAATCCAAAATCCGCCGTGTTCTTTTAGTCGATTTCGGACTGTTTTTTCGGTAACTCCAAGATATGTAGCAATGTCATTTATATCTGCCTGACCGTTATTTTCTTCTGCAGTAAACGCTGTCATAATAGATTCTGAGCGTTCTTTTTTGCGTTCCGATTCACTTTTTTTCTTGCTGAAATTCTTTTTGTAGGGTGAGCCTTTGATGTTAAAATCGCCCTCAAAATTACAGTCCTTCAACACACCTGTTGCGTCCGATTTGTGAATCGGATAATCAAACCAAAGGTTAAGTGCATCAAATGCCGGAAACTCTCGCAGAGTACCCTCTATTCTCCACGCTGACATCCCTTTTACGGTTTTTTCGGCACGGGCAACATCTGACATCATCAGCTTAAAAGACTGTTCAGGAAGCGTTTTGCGTGCGATGTCAATCATATTATTTGACATTACCAAATCGTCCTGCGAACACACTTCACTGATTTTGTTGAAGCGACCTATCCATTCTTTGCAGATTTTACAGGTTCTTTCATCCTTTTGCTGTTTCATCAAATCATCGCTGATTTCAAGCCTTGTAAGGTCAAGGAGTGCATCGGGGTCACGAGCGAAAACACCCGAGCCCGAAACTCTGTCCATTGACTTTTTACCGCCCTGAGCACCTTTTGAATGGTGGTGACAGTAGATTACCGCACATCCGATTTCTGTACATACCTTGTCAAACTGGTTGCAGAAATGTGCCATTTGGTCTGCACTGTTCTCATCGCCTGTAATAACCTTGTATATCGGGTCAATTACTACGGCTATAAAGTTGCCTTTCAGTGCTCTGCGAATGAGCATAGGTGCTAACTTATCCATAGGCACGGACTTACCACGCAAGTTCCAAATATCAATTCTGTTTAAGTTTTTTGGTTCAAGTCCCAATGCTTCATATACATCCTTGAATCTGTGAAAACAGGACGCACGATCAAGCTCAAGATTCACATACAAGACATTGCCCTGCGCACACTTAAAGCCGAACCATTCTGTTCCCTCGGCAATTGCAATACACAATTCGATAAGACCAAATGACTTACCTGCTTTTGAGGGGCCGCCGAGGAGCATTTTATGTCCCTGTCGCAATACTCCCTCAATCAGAGGCGGAGCAAGTTCAGGAGGATTTTCAAAAAAATCTGCAAGGTTGTCAAGATCAGGTAAGTCATCGTTGATACTTTCCACCCAGTCTTTCCACTCGGCAAAGTCTGATTTACCGATGTTTGTGTCAATGATAAACTGCTTTTTGCCGTTGCGGATAACACCGGGCATACGGCTCAGCCTTGACGGATTGCGGTTCTGCTTGTCGATTTCAAAGCCGTTTTTATGGCATACATTGTAGAGATAATCAACCCTTTTACGATACTCGTCATAGTTTGCGGCATCAATCTTAACAATAGCATGGACTGATTTTCCGCCCGAATAAACAAGCACCGCAACAGGCAGCTCAAGCTCTCTGATGATTGCATTTTGTTCTTCAAGAGCCATACAGTCAGATTCCACCAGAGCGTAACGATAATCGGTTACATTCTCGTTTTTAACACCCTTACCGTCCAACGGATTAAACCTTATCCACGCACCTGCCTCGGGTTTGTAATCACCGAATACATTTGATATATCACCGTCACAATTGTTGAGGGCGGCAATAAGCTCACCTGCCGTACGGTCACAACTGCCCTTTGTAGGCAGATATTTAACCTTGCCGTTATCGTTTTTCTCCCAAGTTTCGGTTACATAGCCGACATTTTCGGAGCTGTCAAAGAGGGTTTCAAGGTAGGTTACAATTTCATTCACAGGATTCCAGTTTGCAGGCTCGTGAAACTTTACACCCTCACAGGCTGTTACTCCGATATCGCCCTGTTCAAAAGCAATTTCATCATTCCAGCCGAGTTCTTTCGATTCACGAAAAGTCATCCCCCTGTCTTTTGCCATTTGGACTATCGTGCCTGCTGTGACAGGTGAGGCAGAGCCGTTAAAGCTCTGCCATTTCTTTTCACACTCACCGTTGTGATATCGGCTGTCTGCTCTGCTCCAATCGTCCCAGTCCTTTACGCTGTATCCCTCTTGTTTGAGTGCCATTCCGACATTTACCCAGTCTTGGTAGTCAAGCTCTGACGGACTGATGTATTCAAGTGCATTAAGTAAGTCCAACCGTATTCACCTCGCTTTGCGGTACATATGTTTTCGGGTTAATGTTTTTCGGAGTTCTCCAACCGTTTGCGGCAATCCTTGAAATCAAGGCTGACGCTTCGTCAAACTGCCATTTGCCCACGTGCTGAAAACCTCTGCTTTCAAGCATACGGATTTGTTTAGGTGTGGTTAAGCCCTCAATTCTTCGCTTTTCGAGCCTGTCAAGAATAAGTTTTGCTTTGCCGGCACTCTGAATTTCATCGGGGAATATTCCGAGCTTTTCAAGTTTTGCTTTCTGTTTGTCTGTAGGCGGAGAACACTCCCAGCCGAATGCCGGAACATATCCTGCAAGGTCCTGCGCCTGAATTGACATTTCGTACTGCAACGGATCTACAAGTTTGCGTTTGCGTGTTCGCATTTCCGCAAGCTGATTTGCAAGCGCTTCTTCACGCTGAGCCACAACATCTTCGCTTGCTTTTTCCTCTGCTTCTTCAATATCAATCGGACATCCTGCCTGTTCCGATAAGTTTTCGGTCATTTTTTGTGCGACTTCTTCATTGTCACAAATGAGATGTGCAGGTCTGCAAAGTTCGTGCCGTTCTGTATGCCATAAAAAGTCGAGTAGCAAAAGCTCCGTCTTGTTTGGAGCAAGTCTTGTACCTCTGCCGACCATTTGGCAGTAAAGTCCACGCACCTTTGTAGGTCTTAACACGACTACGCAGTCAACACTTGGGCAGTCCCAACCCTCGGTTAAAAGCATTGAGTTACACAAGACATTGTATTTATCGTTTTCAAAGTCCTGCAATATTTCTGTTCTGTCATCACTGTTACCGTTTACCTCTGCCGCTTTAAAGCCTTTTTCGTTCAAAATGTCTTTAAATTTCTGCGATGTTTTTACAAGTGGTAAAAACACAACAGTTTTACGGTCCTTACAGTATTTTTTCATTTCTTCGGCAATCTGATAAAGATACGGATCAAGTGCCGTGTCAATGTCGCTTGCTTTAAAATCTCCTGCCTGTGTGGCAACTCCCGAAAGGTCAAGTGTAAGCGGTATTGTCACAGCTTTAATCGGTGACAGATACCCCTCTTTGATAGCCTTAGGGAGTGTGTATTCATACGCAAGCGAATCAAATACTGCTCCTAAATTTTTCATATCTCCTCGGTCGGGTGTTGCGGTAACACCCAACACTTTCGCATTGTCAAAATGCTCAAGCACATGCTGATAGCTGTCGCTGATTGAGTGATGTGCTTCATCAATAATGATTGTATCAAAGTAATCGCTGTCAAAGTTTGACAGTCTTTTCTCACGCATAAGCGTCTGTACAGAGCCTACAACAACCCTGTTCCACGAACCTATGCAACTTTGCTCGGCTTTTTCAACCGACGAATTAAGTCCTGTTGCTTTTTGGATTTTGTCCACCGCTTGGTCGAGCAATTCTCCACGGTGGGCAAGTATCAGCACCCTGTCACCTCGACGGACACATTCTTCGGTGATTTTTGCAAAAACTATCGTCTTGCCACAGCCTGTAGGCAAGACAAGTAATGTTTTTAAATTGCCGCTTTCCCACTCGGAGAAAACGGCATTCTTCGCTTCATTCTGATACGGTCGTAACTGCATTAAAAGCTACCCGGTGTCCAGTTATTCGGCATCGCAGTATTTGGCGTTGCAGGCTGTGTGTTATACTGTGGCGGATATGTAGGCTGTACATACTGCTGAGGTGCAGGCTGTGCTACGGCAGGAGATACCGTTGTCACCTGCTCATCGTAGGCATAAAAATACTTGATGTCATTTGTTACGCCCTCTGTACCGTCATTCTTGACATATTTGCGTATGATAACCTGACATTTACCTTTCTTGCCGATAATGCCTGTCCAGTCCATACGGAGCGGTTCGCCGTGCTTTTTCATTGACACGGACAAAAAGAGCTGTGACAGCTTCCATTCAAGCGAGGAGTGCAGTACGAAATTAACTGTAATTTCTCGCTTGTCATCTGCTCCCCACACATCAAAAGTCACCTTTGCCATATTGCACGGCGGCAGTTTGCCTTTACCCTGTGAGCGAGCACGCTCAACCTTTGCTACTGTAAAATCATAATCACCCTCGGGGAGCGGTTCATAATTTCCGCCCTCTTCGGTTATTTCGTCGTTCCAACCAAATTCTCTATCCATTTATACATCTTCCTTTCTTATTAAAACGGTAAGTCACGGTTGCTCTGTATCACTTCAAACACCTTATTCCACGCTCCCACAAGGCAACCGTTAATAAATCGTGGGTCATAGTTTGTAATCGGTGTATCGTAAGGGTAGTGTCCCTGTGTAAACACCGCCTGTCTGATTTCGCTTTCGTCAACTCCGTTAGCCCTCATAAGGTCGGCAAGTGCTTTTGGTATGCCCTCGGGAATATTGACAGACTTGTCATTCTGTGGCATAGGTGAAGGTGGTACAGGCTCGGGAGCTTTTTCAATCTGCGTAGTTTGTGGTACAGGCTGTGTCACAGGCTCTGCCTTAGGAGGCTGAGGTATCGGATTCTGCATAGCAGGAGCGTTATTTACAGGTGCAACATCACTAAAAATATGGGCAATGCCTGCGTAGCTAAAATCCATTTCTTCGGGCAGTCCGTGACGATTCTTTGCGTCCCAACAAGGGTGATGAAGCGTGTACATCACTCTCCCTCCGCCCTGTGCCTTGTACTTTTTGCCGTCTTTGTCGGTTGCTACCGCTACTGTTTTATAGTTTGCGAAAAGCACCATATCAGCCCATTCCTTGACAAGCGGCGAAATCTGCGAAGCAGTCTTTTTGCCGAGTTTAAGCTCCCAGCGGTCATATTCACCGATTTCGTCAGGCTGTGAAAACTTGCGGAGCTGTGCGTGTGCGGTGAGCACAATATTGATACCTCTGTCAATCAAATCTTCAAGGCTGTTCAAAAATCTGCCGAACTCCTCTTTTTCGTAAACATATCCGTTGCCGTAGCCGAAATCTTCAATACCTTTCTTTCCGTACTGAGCACATATATCATCAATGCAAAGCTGTTCCGCCCAGTCAATTGTATCAATAACAACCGTCTTGCATACAGTCGGATTGCTTTTGATATATTCAAGCTGATTTTTGAGCATAGTCCACGATGTCGGCTTATCCATTCTCGCAACATCAAGGTTTTTTGTGCTGCCCTCCGTGTCGATAAACAGAGGATTCGGAAACTGCGAAGCAAATGTTGATTTGCCGATACCCTCGGGACCGTAAATTACAACCTTTTGAGCCGACTTGATTTTACCTCTTGTGATGTTCATTATCTCACCCCCTGTACATCTGAAAAATTGATTTTATTACCGTCAACATCAATGACAACATAGTCGATTGCGTAGTTGAGCAGTTCGTTTGTCAAATCCTGAATTGACTTGCCTGTCATACCTGCAATCAAAACAATTCTCGAATAGTTTTCAGGCATAATCTTGACCTTGGTATAACCGCAGGCAAGCTCTCTGTGCGGATTGCATTTGATTACACATTCATTTGTATTTGTTTTTGCTGTTGTTCTTGTAGCCATAATTAAAACTCTCCTTCTGTCCAAGTCGGTGTTGTAACAGGTACGGTTGTTTCGGACTTAATATAACCGTCCTCAATGATTATTGAACATTCATCGCCGTTTGAAACTCTTGTTGCGATAGCCTGCAATCTCTCTGATTCAAGCCATTTTGCAAAGTCTTTGAGTGTGTCGGGATCCATCTGTTCGAGCTTGTCAAGCAGGACAAATCCGCATTCGGGATTGAGTTTACGAACAATTGCCGTAGCGACACGAAGCTGTTCCGAACCGCTCATGTTGTCCCACTTAAAACCGTTGTATGTAAGTTCGCCCTTTTCAACAGATAAGCCGTCAAGGGGCAAGTTCGCGTTATTGAGTAAGTCATATTTAGTTTTGCGAATTTCTTCAAGCTGTGCCGTCATATCGGCATACTTGCCGTAATATTCCTTTGCGTCCTCATCAGCTTTCTCCTTATCGAGGTTTGCTCTGACTTTGCGGTTAATTTCGTCAATCTCGGTAATATTTTTTTCAAGCTCTGCCGTGCTTTCATCGTGCAGTTCGGCAACGGTCTTTCTGCTCTGTTCAAGCTGTGCAAGCACTTTTGTAAGTTCGGAATTGTATTTTCTCAAATCCTCGTTAAGCCTGTTGATTTCGCTCTGTAAATTGTTGGCACGGCTTTCAAGGTTATCTTTTTCTGCTCTCAGACGGTTGTTTTCGCCGTTGCGTGCAAGGATTTCCTGCTGTTTGTTGATAAGTTCCGAGGCTGACACAGGTTCATTCGGCACACCCTCATACTCGGGCATTTCGGCGGCAAACTTTTTCTTTTGGTCTGCAATCTGACCGATAGCACGGCGCTCGTTATACACCTGTGTTTCCTGCGTTTCAAGCTCGTAAACTCTGTTGCCTACACCGATAATCTGCAGGAGCGTGTCAGCCTTTTCCTTGCCGGTTGCATTCATAAACTTTGGCAGGTCAAGAGCAAAGTTGCTGACAAATGCGTCAAGCAAAGCCTGTCCGCTTTTGTTGCCTGCGGTGTCAATTACTTTAAGACTGCTGTTCTTACCGCTACGCTCCACAACTATGCCGTTTGAGAGTTTGATTTTGAGATGTGGCGGAATCGTTGAACCCTCACGATACGGAGCACTCGGAGCAAAACGGTTTCCGCCGAGTGCCCAAGCGATTGCGTCAAGAACAGATGTCTTGCCCTGTCCGTTTTTACCGCCCAACACGGTAAGTCCGTTTTCGGTCGGCTCGTAAGCAACTGCCTTTACTCTTTTTACATTTTCGATTTCAAAAGCTGATATTTTTACTGACATATTAAAGTCCTCCTTGACAATTCGCTTAAAATTGTCTATCATTTAATTAAGGTATTTTTCTTTGTCCGTTGAGGCTTCGCAAAGCTTCAGCGGATTTTTCTTTTTTCCCTTACTTCAAGAATAGTGTTAAGGGTTTTATGGCAGTCGCTCACCTTGTATACATTTGGTCTGTCGGCTTCACGCAGTTTGTCACGCATATCTTCAAGAGCTTCTACAATTATTTCAATCTCTTCGGGATTGAACCCTGTATTTTCGTAATCGTAAAGTTTGCGAATACAGCCGTAGAACTCGTTTGGTACATCTTTGCAGTCGTGCATTTTGCCGTAGATGTCCTTAACCTTGATTTCGCTGTCTTGATTTAAAGTTAATCTTTTCATCGGTTACACCTCCTTGCTGATAAAATCTGTAGCACGATATAGCGTCACGTAATCCCCCTCAAGGTCATCATCGTAATACTGTGCTGTCTCATCGCCCATTGCTTTAATAATCACGGCATAGTAATCTTCTTCCCATTCTTTCGCCGCTTCAATTATTTCATCAAGCGTAAACTTGCCTTTAGCTTTTTTGAGTTTCAGACACCAGCGTCCCTCAACATCATATCCGCTTTCGACTGTTGTCCCCTTTTTCATTTACTGACCCCCACACATTCAAAATTGAATGCTTCGGATTCAGGCGTTTCAAGTGCTTTGAGCTTGCGTTTTAGCTCTCGGTTTTCGTGACGATAACCGCTTGACGCTGTTTTTTCGAGTGCAAGGTCTGTTCTTGCGTTTCTCAGCTCAATGCTGAGATGTCTGTTCTCTGCTCTGAGGTTTTCCACATCTTTGAGCAGTTTTCTGCGTGTCGGGTAGTTTTTTAAATGCCACATTTGTTACACTCCTTTCGCAATAATAATATTACATTTTGTGGCGTAGTCTATGAGCCTTTCAAGCGGAATGTTATATGACCATTTACCTCCTTTAAACAGGCAAGCCGTGCCTATCGGCAGTCTCTGCTCACGCAAGCCTCTGTAAATAAATTCCGGAGTAATGTCGAGATACCGCGCGGCAATCTTGGGGGGCACATTCTTGTATGGCTCGCCTGTCTTAGGATTGATAAGGATTTTGTCAATCATTTTCTTCACCTCCTTACTTTACTTTTTCAACCTTGACGCCTTCCTGAATTTCAATTCTCGGTAGGGCAAACTCAATGCACATTCTCGCAAGCTGTGAGATGTAAATTCCTGTCTTGTCCGAAATCTCGTTAAGCTCCTTGAGCGTGTCATTATCAACAACCGCTCTGATTGTATTGCCTTCTTTAGGTGTCAATGGCTTTACGATTGGTACAATCAATCTGTCTGACATATAAACTCCTCCTAAAAATAAATGTTGGTTTGTTGCTGAATTTAACGGATAACTCCTGCTTTAATAAGCATTGCTATAATCAGCAGAAGTAAGCTAATTGCGTTGAGAATAAATGCTATAAATGCTAACTTATTCAGTTTCTTCACCTTCTTGTTGTGTTTTTCTCCTTAAAATGCTAAAATCAAATTGTAAGGAGGTGATGCTTATGCGTTTAAATAACGACTGTGTTCGTGATATTCTTTTGAGTGTAGAAGAAGTGTGTGACTTCAACGAATCCTTTCGATACAGTAAATTCAGCAACGATTTTGAAAGGCTTCAACCATACTCTCATGACGAAATTATCTACCACATTAAACAATGCAAACTTGCAGGTTTAATTACTTCAATGATCGGTGCTGACGGTGGCGACTATTTAGAAGTAGGTGATTTAACTCCCGAAGGTCACAAGTTCTTAGCGAATATCCGTAATGACGATATATGGAATAAAGTTAAGAAGATTGCCGGAACCGTGGGAAGTCACTCGCTTTCTGCAATAACACAAATATCAGCGAATGTTGTTACTCAGCTTATAAAAGCTCAATTTGGAATTACTTAAATCTTATTGTCTTGCCGGCGGCTTCTTTGGAGCAGTCGGCAAGTTCTTTGTCTGTGGGGATCCTAAAATTTTTCGTACAATAAACCACCATTGCTCTTGTAGCAATTTTCCATTTTACAGCTTTTATGATTGCCACTACTGCTACTACGGTAGCAACTACCGCATATATGGTTAGTGCCATTTTTACCATTCCTTTCTGAGGTAATAAGTTAAGCAGACTGCTTAAAAAACTGCCTTGGATCAACATCAAGCACCTGACATATTCCCAAAAACTCTTCTGCTGTAACCTTACGGTTGGAATTTAATATTCTTGAAACTGCATCAGCGGTCATTCCAGTATGCTCACACAAATATGATTGTTTAATTCCCTTTTCTTCGACAATCTTTTTAAGTTTTTCGTTCACAGTCATACTTTTTACCTCCTTTCGACTGTTAAATGCTACATTTTGTAGATTTCATTTTAATAATAATCTAACTTTTGCAGATTGTCAAGAGATTTTAAAAAAATATTTCTACATTTTTCAGATTTTTTTCTTGACAATCTGCAATTAGCGAATTATAATAAAAGCGTAGATAAAACATCTATAAAAGGAGAAACAAAGTGTCAAGAGAATTTATAGCACAAAAATTAAAAGAGTTAAGGAAAAAAAGCGGATTAACTGCCGATGAAGTCGGAAAATTAATAAATAAAAGTGGAAAAACCGTAAATGCGTGGGAAAACAATCACGGTCAACCTGATGCAGAAATTTTAATCGCACTTTGTGATATATATAAAGTAGATGATATTCTTGCAGAGTTCAGAGAAATGCCAAACAAAAGCAATACTATGATTTTAACCAATCATGAAAAAGATTTGGTTTATGCTTATCGAAATCACCCTGAACATCAGTACACAATTGATACTATTTTAAAAATTAACGATAATCTAATACCAACGGTTAAAGCCGCACGAAGCGACGGCAATAATCAGCCTATAGAAATAGTTAATCTTCCTGACCTCAGTAAATTTGAGCCGGATGATACGGATTTGTAATACATAAATAAAAAACGCCCCATAGGTTACAATACCTGTGGGGTGGTAAAACTTGAATTATGGACAATACAAAAACGCACGCAATGCCTCTTGGCAATGTTTGATTGATTATAATATAGATAGCCTACCTGTTAAGGTAAGCCGAATAGCTAAGCAAACTGACATTGTTTTATTAAATAATTCGGCGGTCAATCTGCTACACCAAAATGAGAGCGGTACAACTCTTATGCAAAATGGTAAGCTGTACATCATCTATGCAGATGAGCAATCTCCTCAGCGGTGCAGATTCACGATTGCGCATGAACTCGGTCACATCTTCTTAGGGCATTTATTTAAATCAGACGGCAACGGATTTTTAAAAACTGACGAAGCAGAGCACTCTGCAAATGTGTTTGCTCGGGATTTACTCGCACCTGCTTGTGTTCTTCACGAACTGCAAGCATTAACTGCCGCTGCTATATCGGATTTATGCGACATTAGCCTCGAGGCGGCAACCTATAGGGCTGAACGAATAGCAGAGCTTGAACGCAGAAATGCTTTTTATCTTCACCAACTTGAACGGCAAGTGAAAGAGCAGTTCACAAATTTTATCAATAAAAAGAAAAACCTACCATAGTTGCCGCTATGGTAGGAAAAATAGGAATAGTGAGAAGTCTGAACCTCTCTAATATTATTTTAGTATATGATATATATTTTGTCAATATATATATCAAAAAGAGGAGGATTTATAAATGAAATGCCAAAAATGCGGGGCTGAGGTTCCTGTCGGTGCAAAGTTCTGTAACGAATGCGGAGCGAAGATTGAACAGGTTGCTCTGTTTAAAGACGACGAATCTAAAAACACAGAACCCTGCAAGTGTGAAAGTTGCGGTAACATCATACCGAATAATTCAGTATTTTGCCCGATATGCCATACATATCAAAAAAACAAATTCAGCCCTACGGGAGAAGCTGAAAAAACGACTGAAAAAAAGCCTATATATCGCACTCCACATTTTTACATTGCTTTGCTGATAGCTTTGATATTGACCGCCACTGCGGTAACTGCCATTTCGCAATGTAGCAACCAACCTGATATTCAAGAACCGGTAACAACTTCTACCAATCAAACCTCTAACGATACCTCAGAAACCGATTTGTTTGAGTGGTATGATATAACTCCTTTTTCTATTGATATTCCTAAAGAGTGGACGCATAAAGCTCATGACGGTTACCATTATTTTTACGACCCTGACGGAAACAGGCTGTATATAAGTTCATCTCAATCGAATATTTCACCATCTCAATTTACCTCAGGCTATGTAGACAGCTTTCTTGATGGCTTTGCAAATTCGTTTGATGACTTTGAAGAAATAAGCAGAACTACAACTCATATAGATGACTTTCTCGCTTATCGTGTAATAGCAAATTTGGAATTATCCGGAGATAAGTATTACGGCACAATGTATGTGTGGGTGACGAAGAATTATTTGTGTTGTATGCTTTTCACAACCGAAGGCGATGAGCAATCTGAAGAATTTGATTTTTATGAAGACATCATTGTTAATTCTATAATAACATATTCTTCAAAAGATGTTCGTTCACCTGAAGAAGATTCAGCAGAAAAAGCTACTGAACCCGAAACAGAACCGCCTACCGAAAAACCTACAGAGTTTAAAGATATTTTAACCGAGCTTTATTCAGATAGCGACATAGCCGTTTATTACAGCGATACGGAGCAGGCTCCTTATTCGGATGAAGAAGTTGATGTTCATTTTTATATAAAAAATAAAATGGATAAATCTATAACCGTACAAGCCGACACCGTCATCTTAGACGGAAGAAGCTACAACAAGTTAGTCTGTAGCGCTCCGATTTCAGCACACAGCGAGGGCATGATTGAAGTAAGTGTGAAAGATTGTAAAAACTTCAATCCATCAACCGTAGGAGCTGATTTAATATATTTCGATACAGATACCTATGATAATGACGTTAAAATGAACCTTGTCAGCAAGAAAGTAAAATAAAATAAAAAAATCCGCCCTACCCTGCGCCAACAGGATAGAGCGGAGACCATTACAACGGGTGCAATGGTGCATTTTTCTTAGCAAATATATTGTACCACACCCCTGCGAAAATTACAATATTTTGCAGGGGATTTTTGCACCCTTTTTTAAGGAGCAAAATGATGAAAAAATGTATAAACCGACGGTGTAACCGAGAACTACAGGACGATTTTGTATTCTGTCCGTATTGCGGTAAAAATCAAACCGATAAACCCAAGCGACAGCCAAAGAGAGCAAACGGCACAGGCTCTATTTATTACCGTAAAGACAGCAAAACAAAGCCATGGTATGTTGCCTCAACAATAACAGGCAAGCGCGTGTATGTTGGAGGATTCGCAACACGCACAGAGGCGGTCAAGGCTCTAACGGACTACGAATCAGCCCCCACAAGCAACATTAACATAACATTTGCACAACTGCACGAGCGTTGGCTAAAAACTAAGGCGTACCAAAAATTGAGTGACAATGCCAAGAGCTCTTACAATGCCGCTTGGGTTAAGCTACGATCGTTATACAACCGTAAGTTTAGAGACTTAAAAACATTTGACTTTCAAGCGATCGTAGATTACTACGAAAATCCACATCACGAGGAAGGTGCCGGAGGCAAGCTAAAATATCTTCTGCCAAACGGAAAAGGTACATACAAAACGACTGACACGCCCAAAATGTGTGACGGTCTAAAATTTTCGGCATTACATAAAATTAAAGTGTTTTTAACTAAAATCTATAAATACGCTATGGAGCAAGACATAGTAGCCAAAAATTATGCCGAGTTTATAGAGCTTCCTGAAGCCGAAGAAGTCAATGCTACAAGATTCACCGAGGTACAATTGGAACTCATTCGGCAAAACATAGGACGAGTACCGTATGCAGACTACGCTTACATTATGTGCTATTTAAATTTCCGTGTATCGGAGTTTTTGACACTCACGACCGAGCAATATCATGTCAGCGAACATGGCATACCTTATTTTATTGCTGGCATAAAGTCAGAGGCAGGCAAAAATAGACTGATTCCTATACATCCAAAAATACAAAAAATGGTTACCAACTGCATAAATCATCACGGCGAAACTATCTTCTGCCGACTTGGTGACGACTTCGGCAAACCGATGAACAAGGATTACTTTTTAAAATATGCTTTTCGTCCGGCTATGCAAGCCCTCGGGTTGGGTGATAAATTTACTCCGCACTCGTGTCGTAGGACCTTTTCGACAAGGATGTCAGCGGCAGGGGCAAGAGAAGAGGACATCATCGCACTTATGGGACACGCTGAATACAAAACTGACATCAACCATTACATTATACAAGAGCTTGATACGCTCTATGACGCCGTTAAAAAGCTCGCATAAAACAACAAAACCCCCGAAATCAATCGGGGGACTATTTTTTTATGGAGTGTCAATGTCTTGAAATACCCTGAAATACCCTGAAATTCGTAGCAACATCGTAGCAACCCACAACATCTTGCACATTCCTCAGCATTCTGAGAAATCACAGAAAAATAGCAAAAAGCCAGTAAACAAGCCGTTTTTGGCTTAATTACTGACTTTCTTCGTGGCTCCCCCAACTGGGCTCGAACCAGTGACATCATGATTAACAGTCATGCGCTCTACCGACTGAGCTATGGAGGATTATACAATTTTCTTTGATTTTACTCAAAGATTTCTGTTCAGATTGCATAAAGAGCAACCTTTTTTTGTTACTTAAATCCCCGGTAGTGGATTTAAACAACTTTCCTAATTTTTCCTCAAACTAAGTAATAATGTCAGGTACTTTTCTGTACACTCGCACTACCGACTGAGCTATGGAGGAATATAGAGCAAAACACCCGTTTGGGTGTATGCTTTG